TTGTCTTTTTTACCTCATCCAGTCACAAATGACCTTCCAATTCTATTGAATGAAAGGGCAATTACACGTTCTGTGCGTAATATTGTCGAAACAATACCAACTGAGAAGTATTTTGACTCCCTTTTTGGTACTGATGTACGTGATAGTCTATTTGAAAACTTTACAAACTCAACAGTTACTGTTCTTACTGACCAAATTAAAACTAGTATTAATAATTATGAACCAAGAGTGAATAATATTAGTCTAGAAGTGAATGGTAAACCTGATTTAAACGCTATAGAGGTTGTAATATTCTTTGATATTGTTGGATTAGACGTTCCTACACAAACATTTTCATTCTTAGTAGAACCCACTAGGTAATATGCCCTTTACACAGTTTACAAACTTAGATTTTGATCAAATTAAAATTCAAATAAAGGATCATCTTCGATCAAACTCAAATTTTACTGATTTTGACTTTGAAGGTTCTAACTTTTCAGTTTTAATTGATACATTAGCGTACAATACGTACATTAATGCCTTTAATGCGAACCTAGTTGTCAATGAATCCTTCCTAGATTCAGCAACTGTAAGGGAAAATGTGGTCTCTTTGGCACGAAATATAGGTTATGTGCCCCGTTCTAAGACTGCAGCAGTCGCTAGAATCAAAATTGAACCTGTTGAACTTGCAAATCCTACTGATATTCCTTATATAAGACTCAGACCAGGCTTAGTTTGTGTTGGTACAACAAATAATACAACTTATAGGTTCTCTCTTCCTGAAGAAATTACCTCAATACGTAAAGATGCTAATCAAAAGTACGTATTTGATGAGATAGATGTATATGAAGGCACATTTTTAAGTTCAAGATTTGGTGTTAGTGCACCACAAACGACTCAACAAAGGTTTATTTTAGATAATTCTAACATTGATACTACTACAATTAGAGTTAAAATTGGTCAACCAGGTGAAGTTGGTAGATCATATAATGCTGTTGACAATATTTTGTCTTTAAATAAGAATTCTGAGATATTTTTACTCCAAGAAGTTCAAGATGAGAAATATGAACTATTATTTGGTGATGGATTATTTGGAAAACAATTAAGTGATGGTGATATAATTAGAGTTTCGTATATTATAACTGATGGTCAAGATGGAAATGGTCCTGCTAATTTCTCTTTCCAAGGAACATTTATGGATCATAATGGAGTTCTAATTACTCCAAATGATAATGTAGTATTAACTACGGTTAATTCCGCTTCTAATGGCGGTGAATCAGAGAGTGTGTCTTCTATTAAGTATTTTGCACCTAGACTTTACTCAGCACAATACAGGGCGGTTACATCAAGGGATTATGAAGCAATAATATCTTCAATCTATCCTAAAACTGAATCTGTTGCTGTTATAGGTGGAGAGGAGTTAGATCCACCTCAATTTGGTAAAGTTCAGATCAGTATTAAACCAAAAGGTGGTACATATGTTTCTGATTTTGACAAACAACAAATCAAAAATAAGTTAAAGAGTTACGCTATTGCTGGTATTAATTCTGAAATAATTGACCTTAAAGTCCTATATGTAGAACTTCACTCAACAGTTTATTATGATTCTTCAAAAGTTCCAGATTTCTCAGATTTAAAAACATCTATTACAAGTTCATTAACAAGATATGCTAATAATGTTGAAATGAATAAGTTTGGTGGTAGGTTTAAGTATAGTAAAATTAATCAATTAATTGATAGAGTTCATGAAGGTATTACATCTAATATTACAAAAGTAATTGTTAGGAGAGATTTAAAGGCATCTTTAAACCAATTTGCACAATATGAATTATGTTTTGGTAACCGTTTTCATATAAATCCTGAAGGATTCAATATTAAGAGTACTGGGTTTACTGTTTCTGGATCAAGTAAAACTGCTTATCTTACAGATGTTCCAAATAAGAAATCAGACGGTTCATTAGATGGTAGTAATATGGGAACATTAAGTGTTGTAAGTAGGAATGAGAAGAATGAAAGTAATGTTATTAAAAAAGATATTGGAACAGTTGATTATAAAAAAGGTGAAATAATATTAAATACAATTAATATTACATCAACAGTATCAGCAAATAATGTTATAGAGATTCAGGCATTTCCAGAATCAAATGATGTTATTGGATTGAAGGATTTATACCTCTCATTTGACGTTTCAAATACTACGATAAATATGGTAAGAGACGTAATTGCTTCTGGAGAAGATGTATCAGGCGTTGTATTTGCAAGAGATTACTACACATCAAGTTACTCAAATGGGGTGCTAGAGAGGATATAAAATATGTCGCAAATTGAAAAAAGAATAGAAGTCAACAGAATTATTGAGAATCAGTTACCAGAGTTTGTGGTATCTGATTTTCCTAAAGCTGCTGAGTTTTTAAAACAATACTACATTTCACAAGAGTATCAAGGTGGTCCTATTGATTTAACCACCAATTTAGATCGTTATCTTAAAGTTGATAATCTAGTACCAGAAGTTATTACTGGTTCTACAATATTAACTGCAGATATAACATCTTCAGAAACTGATATTAGTGTATCATCTACAAAAGGTTTTCCTTCTGAATATGGTCTTTTAAAGATTGGTGATGAAATTATTACATATACTGGTATTACAACCAATTCATTTACTGGTTGTGTTCGTGGATTTAGTGGTGTAACAGGATATAATGTAGGAGTTACATCATCTTTGGTAGAAGTTAATAACCAAAAATTAGTATTTGAAGATACTTCTGCAGCATCACATAAGGAAGATGCAACAGTTACTAATCTTAGTGTATTATTTTTACAAGAATTTTATAAGAAAACAAAAAGAACATTCTTACCTGGACTGGAAGATAATAAATTTCATTCTGACATTGATGTAGGTAATTTTGTAAAATTTGCTAGATCCTTTTATCAATCAAAAGGTATTGAAGAATCTATTAAGATATTATTTAAAGTACTATTTGGTATTGATCCTAAAGTTACTGATTTAGAAGAAAGGTTAATAAAACCATCTTCTGCGGAATATATTCGTAGGGAAGTTGTAATTGCAGAAAATGTGAGTACATTTGACCCATTAAAATTAGAAGGTCAAACCATATATAAATCAACTGATGTTGGAACAAATGCATCAGTTTCTGAAGTAGAGATATTATCAAGGGATGGTAAATCCTATTATAAGATTTCTTTCTTTGTTGGTTTTAGTGATAGGGATTTAATTGAAGGGATTTTTACAGTTCCAGGTAAAACAAAAGTAATAGAATCTGTTCCTGTAGCAGGAATTTCGACAATAACAGTAGATTCTACTGTTGGTTTTGGTACTACTGGTACTATTATTAGTGGTGCTAATACAATTGATTATACTTCAAAGAGTATAAATCAATTTTTTGGATGTACTGGTGTTAATAACACTATTTCAATTGCAGATGATATTAGATCTCAAGAAGTAATATATGGATTTGAAGATGGTGATTTAAGTAAAAAAGTAGAATTAAGAATTACTGGTGTTCTTTCCGAATTTGTTCCAGTAGATGTTAGTCTTGTAAGAGAAGGTGAAAAAATATTTGTTAAGAATGTTGGTAATAAAATTGATAATCCAGATTCTGAGCAAACTTATAAAGAAGTTTTTGCAAACTCTTGGATTTATAATACAAGTTCTAGATATTTTGTTAAAGAAATTAAATCTGGTAGATTTGTTCTTAATAGTAAGATTGATAAATCGAGTTTAAAAGTAGGTGATACTTTTTCTGTTCTAAGAAGAAATTCCCAGTTTATTGAGGTAACTGGTATAATTGGTGATGTTGGTGAGCAAGCAAATGATGTTAGACTTGATAATCTAGGTAGTTGGGCTCCTGTTGCAGGAAGATATTATGATATTAGAAGAGTTTTAGATAAATCTACTAGTTCTGGATTAAAATTATCTAAAGGAAATGATTCAATTGTTTCTAATATATTAAATGTATATACAGACTCTAATAAAGAAGGATATGTAGCATCTAATTCTTTGCCAAGTTATGATATTAAAGCAGATATTATAAAATATTCTATAAGTTCTGCAAATGGTGGTGGTATTGTTGGTGTTGAAACTTCTTTATATGATAAAGATGCATTAGGATTATATGGACATATTAGTTTTGATACTATAGAAAATATTGATTTTATTAAGGGTGATTCTGTAATTTACAACTGTGGAATATCTACATTGGCAATGCCAGGTCTTGTAGATGGTGGATTATATTATGTTGATATTGTTGATCCTGTTTTAGGTGGTAATAAGCATAAAATTAAACTATATCAATCTAGGGGTCAATTAAATGATCCAACTAAAAATATTAGAGTAGGTCTTTCAACAGAATCTTCTCATACATTTACATTAGCAAGACATCATAATAAGACATTAGATACTAATAGTATTATTAGAAAATTCCCATTATCACAAAATCTTTACACTGTTGGTAATACTGATAGACCTACAAATAATATTGGTATGTTAATTGATGGTGTTCAATTATATTCACCTGTATCTGAAGATATTATATATTATGGTCCACTTGAAACAGTTGATGTCTTTAATGGTGGTTTTGGATATGATATTGTTAATCCACCAAAAATTAGTGTAGGAGTTAGTACTGGAACAAATGCTTTAGTCGAACCAATTTTATCTGGTTCTGTTAAAGAAGTACTTCTAGATCCACAAGAGTTTGATATTGATAAAGTTAATAATATATCGTTAACAGGTGGAAATGGTGATGGGTGTTTATTAGAAGCTGTTCTTGGTCCTAGATTTAGAGAAATTGAATTTGATAGTAGAGATATTTTCTTTAATGGTGGTGTTTCTATTGCAGATGAAACAATAACCTTTATTACAAAACATAATTTAGCAGATGGTGAATTAATTTTTTATAATAGTAATGGAAATGCTCCAATAGGTATAGGTGCTCCTTATGATAATACAAATACGATTACTAATACACTTGCAAATGGTGCTCCATATTATGTAAGAGTTGTTAATAGTAATACAATAAGATTATTCAACAAAGAAACAGAAGCACTTACAGGTATTGCTGGAATTAATACAGTTGGATTATCTACAGATACAAAAGCAAGTGGTATTCATAAGTTTAGAACAGTATCTAAGAATACTATTAGAAGTATAAATGTTATTGAATCAGGTTCTGGTTATCAACATAAAAAATTAAGAGTAGCACCATCAGGAATATCAACTGCTTTTGATACTATCAATTATAAAAATCATGGATTTAATAGTGGTGAGATAGTTGAATATTCACCAATAACTACTGCAATATCTGGTTTAACTACTGCAGATTCATATAAAGTCATTAAAATTGATGATGATTCATTTAGACTTGCAAATGCAGGTGTAGGTGGTACATCAACATATGATTATGATAGAGGTAAGTATGTAGATTTAAATTCTACAGGTACTGGATATCAAGTATTTAAGTATCCAGACATTAAAGTAAATATAGATGTTTCTTATGGATCAACTGTAACAGGATCATTTAATTTTACTCCAATAATTACGGGAGAAATTACTGGTGCATATCTTTACGAAAAAGGTTCAGATTATGGATCAACTATTTTAAATCATGAGGAAAATCCTGATGTTACCATACAAATAGGTAAAGATGCTGAGATAAAAGCTCTTGTTACTGAAAATAAAATTTCAAGAGTTACTGTTACTAATAAAGGTTCAGAATATTTTTCAATTCCAGAAATAGAAATAGAGGGGGATGGAAGTGGTGCTATTCTTAGACCAATAATTTCTAATGGACAGTTGATCGATATTGTTATTATTAATCCAGGAATTGGGTATAATAGTGCAACTACTAATGTATATGTAAAATCAAGAGGTCAAGGAGGATATTTAGAAAGTCGTGTTAGAAATTTAACTGTTAATAGTAAAGAAAGATATGGAAATGTTTATCTAGATTCTCCAGTATATGCTGAAGATTATAGTGATATAGATAAATTCTCATATAATATTATTGGGTATGATCAAGATTTAGCATTAAATTTTAATGAAAAATTTGACAGGGATGTAAATACAGGAGAATTTTTATCAGTAACTGATCATTCACCAATAATTGGTTGGGCTTATGATGGTAATCCAATATATGGACCTTTTGGGTATACTGATCCAAATGATATAAATTCTGGAGTTAAAATTTTAGATAGTGGATATGCAGTAAATACAAATAAAATAGTTAATAGACCTGGAGATCTTAGTAATCCTAATGATCCATATCAATCTGGATTCTTTATTGAAGATTATATCTATAATGAAAGTGGAGATTTAGATATTCATAATGGAAGATTTTGCAAAACTCCAGAATTTCCTAATGGAATATATGCATATTTTGCTACAGTACAGTTAAGTAATGCAAATAAATTAGAACCAAGATTCCCATATTTTATTGGAAATGCATATAAATTTCCAATAATTAATGATAATTTAATTTTAAAGCAGGAAACATTTGATTTAAATTCTTCAAATCTATTAAGAAATACTTTACCTTATAAAGTTGGTGAAGAATTTGCTAATAATGACTTTATAATAGAATCTAATGAAACCGTAAGACAATTATCAATAATTGAGTCTGTTAATTCTTCTGAAATTAATGGTATAGAAGTTTTAGATGGTGGTACAGGATATAAAGTTGGAGATTTTACTACATTTAATAATGAACAAACTAGTGGATATGGTTTTAGAGCACAAGTTGATGAAATTGTTGGTATTGGTGTTTCTAATATTGAAACAGTATTGACTAGATTTGAGAATGCAGTATTTGAATGGAAAGATAGTCGTGAAGTATTAGTCCATCATTTACCTCATATCGAACTAAATGATCAAGATAATGTTGTAATATCTGGATTAAGTGAAAAAATTGTTAATTTAACAAATTCTTTTAAAGTTGGTGTAAAAACTGATACTATAAAATTGGCAAAAGAAATGAATGTTACTAATGGACATTCAATTGAAGACATTTATGTTCATGAGATTCCTAATACAGTTTCTATTGGTGGGTCATTGAGAATTGGATCTGAAACAGTTAAAGTATTAAATTTATATGATGTAAACAAAGTTATACGAGTTAGAAGATACAATGCAGGTATTGCTCATACTTATGGATCTAATATTGATATATTAAATAATAGAATTTCTATACCAGTAAAAACTGAAAAATTTAAGTCAAAACCTAATGATATAGTATATTTTAACTCTCAGCAATCTGTAGGTGTTGGAACAACTACTGGTGGTGGTATTGATAGGCTAAACTTTATTGGTGAAAGTGTAGAATCTGTTCCAATCCCAACTAGAACAATATATTTACCAAATCATCCATTCGTAACTGGACAGGAAGTGAGACTTTCTATGAATGCTAGTGCAACTCCATTTGTTGTTGGTGATGATACTAATCCTGTTAAATTGTTTAATATTCCAGATGCAACTAATGCTTATAGCGATGTTTTTATAATCAATAAAGGTCAAAATTATGTTGGATTAATAACACAGAGATCATCTATAGGTAGTACTAGTGAAGGTGTGTATTTCCACGGATCTGGGTCGGCAAGTGGTATATCTTCTGCTTTGTATTCATTAAGTTCAAGATTTGATCAAGTTATTGGTGATGTTGATAGAATTGTTTCAACAGTAACAACAAATGTTTCTGCAGCAGGTACAACAACTCATGGATTAAAAATTAATGATGTTGTTAAAATGGATGTACGTCCTAATTTATCTGTTGGATTTGGAAATAGTTCACCTATATCAGTGAATTATAATTCTCAATATGAGAAATTATTATTTAACCCAATACCATTTACTAGTGGATCTGTTAAAAATGATAAGTTGGGATTAGGTAGCCATGGATTAAAAACTGGTGATAAGATATTTTATGATGGAGATGCTACTGGATTATCAACTGGATCATACTATGTTTATAGAATAAGTGATGACTTTATTCAATTAGGAGAAACTTTTAATGATGTCTCATTAAATCCTCCAAGAGTATTGCAAATTACTCAAGCAACAGGTGGATCTGATCAAAGTATTTCATTAATAAATCCACCAATAAATGTTGTTAAGAATTCTAAGTTGACTTTTGGTTTATCTACTACTACTTTATCAGGATTTGATTTTAAACTATTTTATGATAAAGAATTCAAGAGTGAATATAATAGTTCTCAAGATACTAATAATTTTAATATAAGTTCTCATGGAACAATTGGTTTGGGAACTAGTCCAAATGATGTGGTTGGTGCTGCTTTAACATTAACATATACAGAGGAAACACCTAAAATATTATATTACTCATTAACAAAAGGTGGTTATATTAGTACTGCTGATAAAGATGTATCTAATTATTCAGAAATAAAATTTATTAATAGTGTTTATAGTGGAGAATTTAAAGTATTTGATATTACAGATGATACTTTCAAGATATCACCAAGAAAAACTCCAGAATTTTTAACTTATAATACAACAGATTGTGAAAAACTTGAGTATTCTACTAGATCAACTTCAGTTACTGGTGCTATTAAGGATTTAAAAATTATATCTAAAGGATTTAATTATAAAGTTTTACCTGGATTTACATCAGTTACTAGTGTTAATGGTAAAAATGCAAATATAGTTGCAATTTCAACCGAAGTTGGTACTATTAAAGATGTTCGTATTGTTGATATTGGGTATGAATATCCTTCAGATAGGACATTAAGTCCAGAGGCATTTATTTCACCAGTAATTAACCTTGATAATTTAGATGTTATAGAAGAAATAGATGTTGTAGATGGTGGAAAAGAGTATATTAATGCTCCAGATTTATTATTATTTGATCCAATTAAAAAGACTGTAGTTGATTCATCATCTTTAATTGCTAAAGTCCCAAATCAAACTATCTCTGAGGTTGAAATATTCGTACCAATTCAAGGATTGGATTCTATAAATTATGATATTATAGCAATTAATAATTCCAATGGAGTTGGAATACGCTCTATGGAGAGTAGTAGTGTTGGATTAGTTACTTGTTTCTTGGATACGCCAATTAATGGTTTCTTTACACCACCATTTACCACTGGTGATAAAGTTTTTGTTGAAGGTATTCAGCGTGAGGGTCAGATTGGTTTAGGTGTAACTGGTGGTGGTATTGGAACATCAATTGTAGTTTCTGGTGATGGATTCAATTCAGAAGATTATAATTATCAATTCTTTGATGTTGTTGAATATACAAACAGTAATCCTGCTATTTTGAAATTTAGTGTAGCAGGATTAACTACTAATCCAGGTGTTGCAAAAACTTTCCAATCTGGATATGCAACTTTAATTAACAAGAAAAATTATCCTGTTTTAGAACCTGTTCAAGTTAGAGGTAAATATGAAATTAATGAAAAATTACTTGTTAATTCTGGAATTGGATATGTTGATACTGATTTAAAAGTTATTGAAACTAGAGATGACTATATTAAAGTTGATGGAAATTACAAATTAAATAATGGTGATAGAGTTAAAGGTATTGTAAGTAATATAACTGCTGAAGTTACTTCACGTATCAATAAAGAAGCTAAATTTAAGGTTGATTATTCAAGTAAACAAGATGTTGGTTGGAACGATGGTATAGGAAAACTAGATGAAGATTATCAAGTTATACCTGATAATGATTACTTCCAAAATCTTTCATATACTGTTGAGAGTTCAATAGAATGGGAAAAGAGTGTTGATCCAGTTGGTAGATTAATTCACCCTGCAGGATTGAAGAATTTTGCAGACACTATAATAGAATCTGAATCAAAGAAAAAAATATCATATGCTTCAACAACAACTAATGTTATTACCTTAGATATTATTAATGATCCTAAGAGGGTTGATACTATTAATATTTTTGATGTTGCGTTAGATTATGATACAAGAGATGATCAATCTAAGTACTTCCAAGTCTTAAATACACAATTAACAGACTTTACTAAATGTAAAACTAATAGAGCCCTTGTTCATGATGATATAAGTGGTAAATTCTCAAGTAAAGGTTTTCAAGCAACAACAGAAGAGTTAGAAATAATTGACACACAATTTGCACATTATATTGTGCAAATAATTGATGCAGATACTTTTGATACACAAGTTTCTGAGTTAATTGCTTTAACAGATACTAATAATGCGTATTTGCTTGAGAAATCAAGCGATTTCACAGCAATGAAGTTAGGTGATTTCACAGCAGAAGCAGATTTAGAATCTGGAGATAAAACATTTAATTTCTATCCTACTGAAGTATTTAAGAAGGATCATGATATTAAGATATTAAAGACTGATTTTATAACAGATCAGATTGGTGTAGGAAATTCTACTTTAATTGGAAGTGTAGATTTACAATCTACAATTGTAGGTGTAGGTAGTACAACTGTAGGATTTACAACAACTACAATAGCAGAATTTGATAAGGAAGATTTCAATGCATTACATGCTACATTGTTTATAAAGAATGATGATAATGGAGATTTAAATTATAGTGAAGTAATAGTTGATTTTGATGGTACAGATACTTATATTGCTGAAACATTTGTTGATACTAGATCAACTTCAACTACAACAACTAAAGTTGGTATAATAACAGCAGTATTTGAAAATGATAAGATAAAATTAAATTGTCTTAATGACCAAGTAAATACTCTTACACTTAGTGCAAGTGTTGTTGGGTTGGGTACTACTACTCATGGAGTTTCTGGTGTAGGTACTCATAGATTTGCTGTTGTAGGGCAGCCAGAAGGTGCTGAGAGAAGTGCTAAGATAGTTTCTGATTATGCATCTGGTACTGGTGCATATACTCTTACAACCTTAGATAAGGACTTAGAGCATAGTATTAAATCATTTATTAGGGTTTCTTGTGGAGAAACTTCTGCTATTCATCAGTTAATTGGATTAAAAGATTCTGATGATATATTAACTGTTCAATATCCATTTGTTTCTGCTGGATCAACAACAGGTATTGGTACATTTGGTGGAGAAATAAGTGGTAGTGATATAAACATTAAATTCTATCCTGATGCAGAATATTCTTCATCATTGACTGAAATACAATCATATAATCAGATATTTTATACTATAAATGATTTTGATAATACTCCACCAGTTTATAGGTATGGTGCTGCTGAAAAGAGATTATTTTTAGCGTCATATGATGGACTTAATGGAAATAGGGCAAATAAGACAGACTTTAATTTAACTCATGAGAATGTTCCAATTTATACTAAGGTTTTTGATCCTTCAAATACTGGTATTCATAGTACTACAACTGGAATATTTACAATTCCAAATCATTTCTATAATACTGGTGAAAAATTAGAATATACTCCTACATCCACTTTTGTAGGAATAGCAGCAACAGCAGTTTCAATTGCTTCAACTGAAAATAATGTGGGTGTTCTAACTGATATTTTACCAACTACAGTATATACTAAGGTAATAAATGAGAATGAATTTAGATTATTTACTAAGAAGGAATATGTAACTGATCCTGCTGCTGATCCAGTACAATTTACTGGAATCGGTGCTGGAAATGCACATAAGTTAAATTTAACTAAGAAGTTAGAAAAGACTGTTATCGGTTTAGATGGAATAATACAACAACCAGTTACATATACAGCAATTGAACATACACTGGAGGGTGCAATAGGAACTGGAATTACACAGTTTGTATTAAGTGGAATTAGTTCTTTACAACCTAGAGATGTATTGAAGATTGATAATGAGTATATGAAAGTTGACCAGGTTGGATTTGCAAGCGTTCAAAATGGTTTTATTAATGATTCTACTGCAGTTGCTCTTGGAATCGCTACATTGCCTGTTGTAAGGGTACAGAGGGGATCTTTAGGTTTACCTGCAACTTCACATGCTGATGGTGCTGGAGCAAGAATTCATAGAGGTTCATTCAATATTGTTGATAGTACAGTTTACTTCTTGGATCCACCTAAAGGAAATACTAGATCAAGAAGAGGTGAAGGTAATCTTCCATTTGTAAGAGCAGAATTTAGTGGTAGAACTTTCTTAAGAAGTGATTATACTACAAATATGTTATTTGATGATATTTCAGATAGCTTCACTGGTATTGGTAGAACATATACGTTAACTGTAGGTGGGGCACATACTAGTACTGGAGTTGGAATTGGAAATGGAATATTATTCATTAACGGTGTATTCCAGACACCAAGAACTGTTAATAATACTGGTAATAACTATGAATTTGAAAATGACACAAACGTAGGTGTTTCAAGTGTTGTATTTACTGGTATATCTTCTATTAATGGAACCTTTATCAAATCTGATTTTGATATTAACCAAAATCAACTACCTAGAGGTGGTCTAATTGTATCTCTTGGATCTACACCTGGTTTAGGATATGCTCCTCTTGTTGGTGCTGAAGTTAAGCCTAAGATTAATGCTGAAGGATCTTTAACTTCACTTGTTGGTATAGGTACTTCTATAGGTGCTCTTGCTAAAGTTCCTGCTAATAGTAGATTGGGTATTCAAACAGCAGATTATGACCATATAACTGGAATTATTACAGTTACGACTACTGGAGTTCATGGATTCTCATTAGAAACTCCATCTACAGTTAAATTAAGAGATTTGGAATTTAGTTGTGCTGCTCCACACGCTGGTGTAACTACAACATTCTTCCAAGATCATGAACGTCCATTATATTTGGTTGGTATAAAATCTGACAGAACATTTGAAGTTGATGCTGGTATTTGCACCATACCACATAATTATATGACTGGTGGTAATGTTTGGGAATTCTTCCCTGAATTAACATTTGGTAGTGGATATTATGGTAATGTTGCTATTGGTGTTAGTGATATTGAATATGATCATAAATTTGTAAGTTCTACTAACAATTCTATTACTGCCAATACAGGAGCACAGTTTACTCCAACTGCATCAAATTATACTTCTTCTACTGGTAAATTAAGTTTAACTATAGGTAGTCATTCGTTAAGTGCAGCAACTAAGCATACAGTGGACAGTGCTGAATATGATGCTCGTGTTGGTATAATGACCGTTACTATTGCAGGTCATGGATTTAATAATGGAGATTTTGTTAAATTTGCAGATAATTCATTGACATTTAAGTGTTCAATGGATGCTAATGCTACGGAACATTCATATCCAAGATCTTCAGATCCAGTTAGTAATAAGTGGTTAGCAATTTCAAATAAAACCACTAATACATTTAGAGTTAATGTAGGAACTTCACCCAGATTAACCTTTAATGTCTCAGGTGCTGATTATGATCCAGTAACAGGTTTAATGGAATTGGAAATCGGTGCTCATAGTTTGAAAGCAGGATCAAGTATTAAACTTGTTGCTAATTCACTTGGATTCACTTGTGATGTTGATAACAATACATCAACTAAGACATATCCAAGATCAGGTGATCCTTTACACAATACAGCAATTAAGATTCAATCTGTAACTGATACGACTATTACCTTACAGGTTCTAACAACAATACCATCAACAAATACAACTAAGCATACATTTGTATCTGCTTTAGCAGGTGCCGTAATATCTGGTGGTGAATATGTACATGCATTTGAATCATCAACACCAAGTGGTCTTTCAAAAGCAGTTAATACTGTTCAGATTACTAATAACTCTTTAGGATTTACTTGTTCTAGAGATAATCATAGAGGAACACATCTATATCCACGTACTACTGATCCAGCATCTG